AAACGTGGTATGAAAATATAGGAGTATTAAATGGCAGAAATAGACAAAGGACTCCCGAACACTAGAAACCAAGAAAAGATTCCCTCACAAGAGGAGATTCAAGACGTTGCTGTTCAGGAACCAGTAGAAGAAAAAGGACCGATCGAGGTCATACCAGAAGAGGATGGTGGCGTAACATTAGACTACGAGCCAGGTGCAATCAACGTACCAGGAACAGAATCACATTTTGATAATCTAGCAGAACTTTTACCTGATGATGTTTTAGAACCAGTAGGAAACGAGATGGTTCAAAATTACATGGATTATAAAGCATCGAGAAAAGAATGGGAACAATCTTATATCACAGGATTAGATTTACTTGGTTTTAAATACGAGAATAGAACAGAACCATTTCAGGGAGCTTCAGGTGCAACACACCCGGTGTTGGCTGAGGCAGTAACACAGTTTCAAGCACAGGCATACAAAGAATTATTACCAGCAGACGGACCAGTTAGAACACAGGTCATAGGTGTAAAGAGTCCACAAACAGAACAACAGGCGGTTCGTGTAAAAGATTTTATGAATTATCTAATTATGGATCAGATGAAAGAGTACGAGGCAGAGTTTGACTCGATGTTGTTTCATCTACCACTTGCAGGTTCTACATTTAAAAAAGTTTACTACGATGTGCCGATGGGCAGAGCTGTATCAAAGTTTGTGCCAGCAGATGAATTAGTTGTACCATATACTGCAACAAGTATCGAGGATGCAGAGTCTGTAATTCATGTAGTTAAAATATCAGAAAATGAATTAAGAAAACAACAGGTCAATGGTTTCTACAGAGATGTAGAGTTAGGACCACCAGGTCATGTAGAAAAAAATGATCTTGATAAAAAAGAAAAAGAATTAGACGGAACTAAAAAGACAGGTAAACAAGAACCTGTATATACTCTGTTAGAGTGTCATGTTAATCTTGACTTAGAAGGTTTCGAAGAGGTTGGTTCTAATGGTGAGCCAACAGGAATAAAATTGCCCTACATTGTAACTGTAGAAGAAGGCAGCCGAGTAGTCCTCT